GCTGAACTCTGCAACTACTGGAGGTGTGCTTTCGATTTCAGGAATCAGCAACCGAGGTTCAACGCTTCTAAGCTTCTACCAATATGTAGCAACAGACTTAGGATTTACCATTGACACTTCATACGCTTAAAAAATGGCAGGAACCAATTACAACGCTGATACGACGATAAGCGAGGCGATTGTGGCAGAATCACCGACAGAAGTCCGCCTAAGTGTGACGGTAGAAGTTGACACAAACGGAACCTTGACTGTGCGTTCGCTCACACTGGCGACTCTCGCTTCAGAAGTTGAGATTTTTAGTCCTTAGCTATGGCAACCGCAACGACAAGAGATGAGCCGCTTTTGGATTTTGCGGCAGACACGGCAAAGGCTGCAAACCTTCTGCTTCAGATAAGCGGCACAACGCTTAGAGTGGTCAACCGAATTCAAACCGGAGTGGCAGCGGCAACCGTAAGAATGCCTGAACTGCTTCAGTTGCAATTAGCACCAGCTTATCCAATCAAAAAGGTTTTCAGCACTTATGAATATAATACGCCTTATCCAGACTCAGTAACACTCGCGCAAGAAGCAAAGTATGTTGAAGTTCCTAACTTGGGTTATGGGGAAGAGCAGCAATATGACGCACTCAGCACGATTGAAGAAAAGGTAATTGAATATCTAAGAGCCATTTTGCAAAGCGAAACTGCGCCCATTTGCACTGCTCGCGTTTTTGGCATCAAGGACAATTGGCTACTAGGCTATCGAATCATCTGCATTGACGAGAAGCAAAGCATCAAAGCCACAATTACCATTACTTCAATCATTTATAGCTTTGATTCTGAAGAGACAACCATCAGCGGACCAACAGAAATCGACTTTGTAAGAAACGAATGAAAATCATTTATACCAATCTAATCACTAGCGTTACCAGTTCAGCTAGTCATTTGTCCAGTGATTACGCCATTGCAAAAGTCGAGAACAATTACCCAAAACAGCCTTATATTTCAGACGCAGCCACGGCAACGGTGACGGTGACTTGCCCAGGTGCTGAAGCCATTTTCTTTTCTTACTTGGCAGAAGCTGTGACCGTAACATTTAAAGATTCAGGCGCAAGCACTCTATCAACAGAGACTTACTCGAACACCTATACTCTCAGCGAGCAGTACCTACTCAACGAGAAAACCCATTGGAATGATTCGGTTTTTGTCGCTTGTCCAGCCAGCACGAACACGGTTGAGATTGCACTGACGAACTCGACGGATGTCAAAGGCAGTTTGGACGGTTGGGTTACGGCTAGCAGTGGACAATTAGGAAGATTGCAAGCGAGCAGCTCAAACATTTATTTAGAAGATTATCCACAGATAAAACTTGGAACCTTTGTTTCTGATGGGGTTTTTACAGAGCAGTTCAACCGGATTACTGGTGACGGAACCGGAGCAGAAGATTTACAACTGACAGGCAATGGTGGCGCGAACTTCACGGTTTCTTCTATGAAGTTGCCGCTCATCGTCAACACCATACGAGCCGGAAAAGTCTTAGAGACTTACAATCCAAACGTAGGAATGTCGATAAGCCGCGACAGCTTTGGAATCAGACAAGAGCGAGATTCTGGGCTAGTCTACCGATTGGGTGAGATTCGCAGAAGGTTCAGCGGTTCAGTGCAAGTCTTAGAATCTGAAAGAGACACGGCAACGAAAGTATTTAGTGGACTGAGAATGCAACCAGTAGCCGCGCAGATTCTAGGCTACCAAACCAACACGGCAGTATTTGGCAGTTTCTTTGAGCCAGCCAGCATTGCCTACAGTTACCCAGGCTCTCAACTTTACGACTATAACTTTGAATTCGTCGAGCTTATTTAAATGAGTTTATTAAAAGTTAACGAGGTTCAAAACTATAACGGTTCAAGCCTCACGCTAACCGCCAGCACGGTTTCGACAAGCGCACAGTTAAACACTGGCGGAAATATTAGCGTTACAGGCTCAATCAATGTTTCTGACGATTCAACGACTAGAAGCAACCTGGGGCTTGGCAGCATAGCAACACAGGACTCTGACAATGTAACCGTGACCGGAGGAACCGCAACACTAGGCGCACTAACGGTTTCCGGTTCAGACTCTGGAGACTTGGTAAGAATCACCCAAACAGGCAGCGGCAATGCGTTAGTGGTTGAAGATGATACTAATCCAGACACAACACCGTTTGTGGTGGATGCTAACGGGAATGTTGGGGTTGGTACAGCTTCGCCTGCTAGTTTTAACCAAAGAGTAACTGCTCCTCATTTAGTAGTAGGCTCAGGTGGTAATAGTTCTGGGGTTACTGTTTACTCAGGTGCAGCAAATCAAGGTAGTATTAATTTCGCGGATGGAACAACTACGACTCAGCAGTATGAAGGCGGGTTAGTTTATAACCATCCAAGCAATTATATGAGCTTTCATACTAATGGTGGCACAGAGAGAATGCGGATTGATTCCAGTGGTCGTGTCACGATGCCGTATCAGCCTTTTTTTCATGCTTACCTAACGAGTAATCAAACTATAAGTTCCAGCACAGAACTTATTAATTTTAGTTCTGTAGTTAGTAATGTTGGAGGATATTTTTCAACGTCCGATAAAAAATTTACTTGCCCGATTTCCGGCAGATATTTCTTTAGCGTAGGCGTGCGATACAACAGTGGCATTTCAACATCTGATTTTACTCGATTTTCATTAGTAAGAAACGGTAATAATTATGCGAATGAAATGAAAATAATGGATGCCATTAACTTTTTTTCAAATTCTAGTTATGCAGAATCAACATTAGTAGTTATTTTAAACTGTGCTGCCAATGACTATTTTTGGGTGGTTGACTCTTCAGCTAATACGGGGACTGTTTACACTGGTGGGAACTGCCACTTTATTGGATATTTATTAGGATAATTTACAGGATTTAAAATGCCATTAATCACAATTAATTTAACAGATACTCAGTACAAAAGTTTGGAATATATTTCATTTTCTCCTGAGAAATGGGCAGAAAACGCAGTTACCGAAAGAGCAAGAGTTGCTAGTGAGGAGATTGTTAATTTAGCAGTTCAGCATTGTCTGAATAATAGTATTCAAATCCCTGCGACCCGTGATGAAATCATAGCGTATGCGTTTGAAACTAATCTTGTTAAGACTATTCAAGAGCGAAATTCTGAGTTAAATCAATCCAACTAGCAAATGGACTTATTTAATCACAACAGTCTCAAATTGACGCTCTTACCGCACGAATCGAAGCATTAGAAGCAACACCCTAACCAATCAACCATAGGCCGAGCAATGCCAGCAGAAGCGACCGGAATAATTGACGTTGTCCAAGAGTTAGGGACTTCTGCGAGTGCCTTAATTTTCTTTGCTTGGTTGATTGTTTTTATTTTAAAGCAGCACGATAAGGAGACACAACAGTTGCGAGCAGATGCTGAAAAAAAAGACATGATGATGATGGAAGAAAGAAAACTTTATTTAGCCGCTGACGCAAAAAATGATGAAGAGTTGCGGCAATACATGAAGACTTCTAACTCTGAGCTTATGAATATCATGTCAGCAACCAATGTCGCAATTAAGGATATGACGATTGCGGTTAATAATCTCGGTGAGGTTATAAATAGAGAATTAAGGAGATGAAGCCGCTTCTCACAGGCTTGGCTTTGCTGCTTTCCACTTCAGCCTTCGCTTTGCCTGTTGAGTACAAAACGCTTCACTTGGTTTCTTGGGCTTACCAGTGTTCTCTTCGACTTGCACCCACCTACCAGCTTCAAGGCATGACTTCAAATCTCGCCATGCAATCCGCCATTCAGCTTTGTAGTTGCGTCATAGACCACTATCGCGAGAATCACAGGTATGTCGATTTGCAACTGATGCCATTGCAGCAACGAGAAGCTTTTGGCGAAATGTATTCACAGGAATGTATCGACTACCCTGAAAAGGAGACTTGATGGCTTACACAGACCATTCAGAGCATTTTTCGAGGGATGAACTCAAATGCAAATTCACTGGTGAATGTGGAATGTCTGAAGTGTTTCTGACGAAGCTTGAAACTCTGCGACAGGCTTATGGCAGACCCATCAGACTGACTTCAGCCTATAGGTCCGTTGACCATCCGGTGGAGAAGACAAAAAACAAGAACGGTTCAAAACCTAGCGGATACCATGTCCTTGGAAGAGCAGTTGATATTGCTTGCTGGAACGCTGATGGCGCAAGACTTCTTCAGATTGCTATTCAAATGAATTTATTCGGTGGCTATGGCTTCTCATTCACCGGAAGCAATCGCTTCCTTCATATAGATGACAGAGAAGAATTGATGATTTGGAGTTACTGATGGAAGGATTTTTGGAGATTTTCAACCAAGCGGTTGACTCAGGTGGACTTGAACTTATACTTGCAGCAACAGGTATGGGCGCGGCTGTTCCTGGCGTTTTATTGTATAAAAAAATAAGGAAGGCAAAGAAGCTGAAAGAACAACTGACGGGATTGTGAAATCGCCACTTAACGGAAGTGTGTCAAATCCTCGGAAGGTGGCTCCCCAAGCTGGACTCGAACCAGCGACCCAATGATTAACAGTCACCTGAGTTCTTTCGGCTATAGGCTAGATGAATACTGGGCTTGCGGCTTTCGGTTTTTTTCTTTGAAACAGTGTTTTGTGGCGAGTTTCCTAACTTATTCACAAGGTCCACCTGTTGAATGTGGTCAGTGTTCAAGTAACTCATTGTTGTTTGAATCGACTGATGACGAAGAAGCTTTTGAACCTGAACCGGATTTGAACTTTCACCAGACAATAGTTCAGTCGCAACTGTACTTCTAAACGAATGCAACGGTTTTGCGTTTTCAATCCCACACTTCTGCAAAGCCTTCCTCATACTCTTTGTCAAATCCCCAAGGCTTGAATACAAAGGCTTTCGTCTGCCGTTGTCCAAAACGTATTTCTCGCCTTCAATATCCTGCGCCTGAATAAATTCTTTTAAATCTTCAGCAATGGGAATGATTGCGTCTTTTCTGCCTTTTACCTTCCAATCCTTTGTTGAGCGCAGTTCAATTCGGTCTGGGTAAACATTATCCCAACGCAAGGCCAGCAGCTCGCCACCACGCATTCCAGTAAATCGCAAAAACCACCAAGCACGAAGCAGCACCAGAAACCGTCTTCGTTTGGTTTCGTTCCAGCTTTGTTCTAGGTGCTGCCGCAAATCTTCGAGTTGTTGAGTAGAAAAGACAGCAGGCAGCGGCTTGGACGAGCGAACGCTTTTGACTTTGATGGCTGCTGGAATCTGACCTTGCTCCCAAGACCAGTTGAGGATTGCACGAACTGCTCGAAGATAAGAATTACAACTGTGATCATTCAGTCCAGCCTTTCTTAAAGCCAAGACGAACTTGTCAGTCAACTGTGCGGTATGAAGCCGAATGCGATAATCACCAACTATCTTTTGGTATCGACTAAGCTGTTGCCGATACTTGCCAACCGTCCTTTCGTCACGATTCGCCTGAACGTGCGCTAGGAACAAATCCAACAGTTCTGAAAAGAACAAACCTTGTTCGTCAGTCAGCCTTTCGACTTCTCGACTCAGCTTTTCTTTCAGCTTCAAGAATCGCTCGACCAACAAAGCGTTCAACTCGTCAGGCTCTAAGCCTTCAGCATCCACAAAACGAATCAGAAC